CTTTAGGATCAATGCTTAATGGGACTAATAGTAATATAAATTTAGGAGGGGCGAGTCTTACCTGGGACAACGGATATATTAACGGAGGTGCTTGGACAGGGTCAGATCGTAATCTAAAACAAGATATTGAAGACCTAAGTGAAGCAGAACTAAGAGTTGCTACTACTTTAAAAGGCTTAATGAAGAAGTTTAGACTTAAAGATGCTGTTGTTAAGAAAGGTGATGATGCTCGTATCCATGTAGGTGTTATTGCACAGGATGTAAAATCTGCCTTTGAAGCTGAAGGTTTAGATTCCTATCGATATGCTATTTTAGGAGAAGATACTTGGTGGTCTAAACAGGATGAAAATGGTGAATGGCTATTTGAGAAAACAGAAACAGAAGGTTTTACCAAACACACTAAAATGTCCGTCAGATACGAGCAGTTGTTGGCTTTTATAGTCGCAGCCTTGTAATAAAAAGTCTGTATTATATTCCTGTTCCAGTAGGAATATAGCCTGCATCATTTCCAGCAACTTGCCTGGGCTGAGCACCATAGATATTGTAGGCGCCTACAAGCTCTGTGATTTTTCTATCCGCCTCTTCTGCAAGGCCTTTATAGTTTCTAGATGCATCATTCCTATCCTTGGCTGAAAATACTCCCCTTTTAATTGTAGTATCTCCTTCGCGCAATTCAGTCCATTCGCTCTGATTGAAGGATGATGTCAGGCTTGGGTCATAAAGGCTTCTAAGCACCTTTCTAGCCTCTTTAAAGTAGTAATCCTTTAAATACAGCTGTACTAGAATTTCTTTTTCTTCTTCCTGTAGAGCGGGATTAATATCTCCTGAAGCTCCTGTGTACCCAAACGATTGGTTGATTAAAACGTTTAATTGGCCTACATGCCCACTAAGACTTCCAGATATAGTCAATAGCTCAGCGGCCTTCTCTGTCGCTCCAGTTATAAAATCGAAGTCATACTCTAAAACTCCGCTAGCTATTTGACCTATCTGATTCATCGATTAAGATTGTTCTTTTAATAGTTTGATTAGTTTTTTTCCTTGCTCTGATTCTGGGTCAATAATAGGCTTTGTAATTTGCACTACCTTATTTGCCCCACCATGAGCGTATTGAGCAAACGCTTTCTTGAGCTTGGTTTTTAACATTGCCTTTGTTCCAGACGGAAATACTCCTGACTTAACTGCCAGTTCCTGTAGGCTCGTTAGAGCCATATTATCAACTGCCGCCGCAAACTCCTCGCTCGAATTGTATCCAAATGGATTTTTCTCCTTAAACCCCATCAATTGTTCTAGATCTTGTGCCTGCTTTGTTTCTGCCGCTAAATGATCAACTCCGTCGCTGAATTCCATAGGCTTTTTGGATGCCTTTGATTTTGTGGTTGTTTTTTTTCTAGCCATGATTTTTCCTTTTTCCTTGGTTTTATATAAAATATAGTAACGTCTACAAACAAAAAATCCACCGCTAGGGTGGACTTTTTGAAAGTATGACTTTAAAGCACCCTATTAGATAGTGATGCCTGTAAGAACTCTGTCGTCGAGGATCATGCGACCTTCTTCGAGAGAACCAAAGTATCCAATCTTTTGCTGACGGATGCTGTATTGATCGTCTGCAAGAAGAGTAAACTCGGATCCAGTTTCAGAATCAAGAGCAACTGCACGGAACAAAGATTCACGTGAGCGATCAAGTCCGATAACAAGGTCGGTTCCAGCTCCACCAAGACCAGTCCATACGTTTGTAAACTTTTGACCTGCGCCAAGCTCATTAATCTCCATGATGGAAATTCCGTAGAACTCAGGAATACCAGCGTTTTGATAAATCGCGTTACGCATTTCATCAGTAGCAGCAATTGGGCCACCTGCAGCAGCGGCACCACCAGCAGCAGTACCAACAGTATTGATTGGGTTGTAAGCCATTGCACGAAGACCTTCAACAGCCTCAGGACTCATAATAAGGTCAGTAATTCCCTTGATGCGCCCTTCTGGAGTTCCACCTGTCCATGCAGTGTTGATTCGTTTAGCTTTAGTTAAAAGCTGATTAAAATCATCAAGAATTAAGGTTGGTCCGACTGCAGCATTAGTGTGAGCAACACCATTTGTGCTAGCTGCAAATAAAGCCCCTAACATCAAGTTCGCAGAAGTAGATTCTTGACGAAGAAGAATTTCTTGAGCGATACGAGTGAATGATTTGCCAACAACATCCAAGCGAGACTTAGCAGCGTAGCGTTTGTCGAAATCGACAGCGCTATCAAGACGATAAGTCGTGAACTTCATTTCTGAAGCGGTTGGTGTTACAGTATTGGTTGGAAGACCACCAGGAACTGATGTGCTATAAACCTTTACGTAATCTGGAGCAGTAACGTCGTAGTAAAGATCCAAAGGAATACTAGGACTGTCCATATCGTTAAACTGGAAGTTTGTGAATAAGTTGCTAAGCGTAGGAGCTTGGTTTACAACCTCGGCCAAAACTGGTCCGATGAATTCCGCCAATGCCATTTGTGCTTCATAAGCAACTTCGCGATTTCGGGAGGCCATAGCCTTTACGAGCTCGACTTGTTCTTCTGTTCTCTTAAGTGTAATTTTCATTTTTTGTTATGCCTCTCTGTTTATAAAATTAAAGGTCAATCTTGATGACGTAGTATTTACCGGTTGCACCTGTACCTGCAAAGTAGTCAGGGTTAGTTCCAACATTAGCTCTGTCTCCAGTTCCAATGCATGTTCCAACTAGTGCATTTGCAGCATTAGTTGTAAACTTACCTATATTACCTCCGGTTCCAGCGTAAACCTTAGATCCTGCAGTTGGTGCTCCAACTACTCCGCTTTCTGCTACAGTGATAATTCCCTTGGTTAAAACGGGAACCGCTTCACCAGGAAGAACGCCTTGAAGCTCAAGAAGTTTTTGTTTGTAATAAAGGAATTTTTCACCATTTTCATCAAAAGCGATGGTCTGGCGAAGAGTAATACCGAAAGGAACGTCTGCAGCTCCATCGGCAACGTCAACTTTTAAAGGAACTTCTGGATAACCATTTGCTCCAACATGAGGATAATTAGTTTTACCCAAGTATGTCTGAAGATTTGCGGTTCCTGCGTATTCAACAGGCTCCTGAGTCATGTCGCCGTTACTTATTTTTACGATAACACCTGCGTCCCAAGCACCATTAGATGCGTGAGTTAAGTTTGTCAATGTAAGCGCCGAAGTATCAAGCGAAAACAAGTTGACAACGTCGTGTTCGTTGTATTGTCTGAATGGAAGTAGTCTATTAGCCATTTTTTATATCCTCTTTTTTAGTATTGAATGTTTACGTTGTCTTTCGAGAAAGCTTGTTTAAATTTTTCCCTGATAGAAAGTTCGTCTTGAGTTGCGTCACCATTATTGTTGGCAACAACTTCTTCTTCAACTTCTACATTTTCGATAGCTTCTTCAACAACCTCTTCGGTTGCCTCTTCTGCTACTTCTTCTGTAGATTCGCTTGCGGAAGAAAGTTCTGCGATTCGTTTTTGAACCTGCTCTTCAACTTTAGCTGCAATAGCTTTTTGTTGCTCTTCTTTAAATGCTTTAGTTTTATGGTTCCACATAACAGAAAGCTTTTCTTTGTATTCAGCAAAAGCTTCGTCAGTAGAATCAAGAGATTTAAGCTCAGAAGCGAGAACGATACGATCTTCGTCTTCTAATTCAAAATCATCATCAAGTTGGCTCATTCTGTCGTTGAATTTCTCGGAAGCTTCTTTTGCAGCTGCTTCGGTTTTAAGAGTTTCAATTTGCTCGTTCATCGCGGCAATCTCTTCTTTTAAAGATTCGATTGTTTGCTTTGATTCCTCAGAAGCTTGAATGAGTTCTTCTTTTTCTTTGTTCATTTCTTCTTTGTCTGATTGCCATTGGTCATTTTTTTGAATGATAGCATCATGAAAAACTTTAGTGATGTTGGCGATAGCCTCTTCAGAAAGTTTCTTAGAAGAAGCTTGAGCTTCTAAAGTTTCTGTTACTTGTTTTAAAATTTCTTTTTCCATAATCTTATTAGGTTTTAAGTTCTTGTTTAGAATTACATTGCCTTCTTTTAAATGGGAACTTTTTTTATTATTTATTTCTATTTTTTCGTAAATGGAGCTTTCTGCATTGTCTTTTAATTTGAATTGCCTAATGCTATCTTCGTCTACAGTTAAACCTTTTACTTCGGCCGCTGGGTTAGCTGTAAAGCCAATTCCAAGCGGATAGATGTCTCCAATAATTAGTCGATGAACTTCTTGTCCATCTTCATCCCTGCCGTTTCCGCCGTAAGCTTTTAAAAATTGTTTATATTCTTCTTTTTGCTCTTCACCGTCTATTATTATCGCATCTTTTAAATTTTTGCTTCCAACTGCGATTACGTAATCATTGAATCCAATTTCCCAACTCGCTGAAACTTTTTGATAAAGCTCACTCTCTTCGTCGACTGACTTTTGAACCAGTTCCGCAAATTCGGGGTTAACTGTTTTATATACAACGGATGATAGTGCAATATTAAAAGGTTCATCGCTAGAAGCAGCCTCCTCTTCACTGATCAATTCATTTGTTCCAAACTTAGACAATGAAGCCCCGACAACATGACCAACAACTTTTTTGCGCTGATGCTCGATATTGGTTGGCTTGTGAATAAAATAGTCTTTAATAGCTAAAGCAGTTTCGGTGTCAATTCCGTCACCATTTTTATTGAACATATTTGCTACTGCGCCATTAAACGCAACACCAACTAAATCAATATTCTTACTAAAGTCAATATCTTGTGGTATTATATCTCTTAAAGAGTCAACAGATGCCAATGATTCAATCTGCTCGCTTTTCGGGCTAGAGGCTACAACACTTTCAGAAAACTTACATATATACTTAAAAGGTAAACTCATGTTAAAATATTAATACACTAATATAAATTAATCTTCAATATTTATTTTTTTACTATGATAAAGTATAGCAGCAGGATAAGATACAATTTCATGCTGTTGAGAAATATCTAAAACATCAGACATAATATTTAAATTTTCTATATTATTAAAATCTTCAATGCAAGAACTTAATGCCTGCTTCCACTCTTGATGCTCTGTAGACATAACAACACTCTCAACTAAAGTATCTATCATTCCTTTGTGCTCCTTAGATAACCTCTTTTTATTGTAGTGTGTCTTTAGCTCTGATTCAGCCTGCTTACGTAAAGCCTCTATACTATATACTACTTCTTGAATGTTTTTTCTGCTATGAACTTCGTCAGATGCGAAAATCCCACTTGGCTTTGTGGTTGTTCCAGCTGGACGACCATTATCTTTTTTAACGGCAGGCTGCGGTTGGCTTGGTTGAGCTACGGGCTGAGGAGCCTTCTTTATTTGTTCCTGGGAGGTCTTTTGCTGTTCGATACTCATTTCATGTTGCTCTTCCTTCATCTCTTGGTCTTCCTCACTTAAGATTGGCTGAGATATAGATAATGGGGTATAGTAACCTTTTTCTCTGTCCTCGACGAGTCTTTCTTGCGCAGAGCGAAGATCTTCGGGGTCTGGATATACACCCTGCTTTAGGGCTGTCATTCCTTGTTCCGGCGTAATAATACCCATTTCAATAAGTCTAGAAGTAACTCTTTGTAACTGAACTTCATCCTTAATATCATTAAGGAACGCATTACGAGCCTCCTTTAACCTCTCGAGAAAAATCTGCGCTTTAACTTGCGTACTTGAGTAGTTCTCTTTACCTACAATTATATTCTGTAAACCTTCTTTAATGTCCTCGTTGACAATTTGGTATTTAGTCGGGCCAAGAACTTTATTTAAATCAGGAATAACAAATTCAGCTTTAGTGGTATAATCCGCAATTAAAGCTCTTCCGATACTTTCATTCTGAAACAAAGCTTGCATTGCTTTTAAATTGTTTGGATTAACTCCGCCTTTATCAGGAGTATTACCCATCGTAACAAGCAGTATAACATTCTCAATGGTACGAGTTATAGCTTGATCGATTTTCTTTAACTCCATCTTCCAGTTTATATCATCCAGTACAGGGAAACCAAAAGGAATAGCAAAAGGCTCATAATCTTGTTTTTTATAAAATGAAAATAATAATTTATTAGGATCTAAATCAACCATGATGCCATCGCTCATAAACTGATTCTCTTTAATTTTCTTTTTTGCTTTATCGGGCAACGCTTCAAACATTTCCTTATCGTAGTCAGATTGAGGAAATTTTAATTTTTCGATGTCATACTCGCTTAGGATTTTTTTGTAAATTCCATTTTTAGAGCTAAAAGTCAATGCTCGGTCTGCAACAAAATCATACGGATTAAGGAATACATAACCAACAGGTATTTTCTTTGAGCCTACGTTTTTTGCCTCTGACCCATATACCTGATTAAGTTTAATTAAATCTTCAGTAGTGAATTTACCGTCAAGTTTATACATAAAAACATTACCTGACCTATAATACTCTCTAAAATATTGATCTTTTAATTTCCAAATTTTTATTTTCTGCATCCATTTTTCAATGAATAATTTTGCTTTTTCTGAGCCTCCATCTAAATATAAGTCAGAATTAGAAAACTCAGCCATAACATCGATAGCGTTTCTAAAGATGGGTACATTTGCATATGCTTTTTGGCATAGCTCAATGGATACTCTTGGGGTTACATAAGAATCTTTATAAGAATAAGGTAACCCACTATCATGTATGTTAGCGTACTTGTCTTTCTTTGGTGGCCTAGAAGCTCTGTTTGACCTAAATCTTGTACCTTCTCTGTCTTCTATTTGTCCTACATTTCTCGAGTAGTTTGCTTGCGCATAGTAAGACTCTCCTGCGGTTGCTGGCTTGATTTGCTCTGTAGACTCAGCTTTACTCAATAGAGAATTTAAATCATTACTGTTATCGCTTTTTGCGCTGGATTCAAATTTATTCCAATATTCGGATTTCTTATTATATTTTCTTGGCATATTAGATAGTACACCAAACGAGCTCAAAGTCCAATTTAAAGTTAAAAGTCGACTTTGACTTTACTTTAAACCATTATAGGTATAAAAGTGGATTCGACTGGATTTTCCTGGGCATTCATCATGTCGTAATAAGTCTTTACCATCCAGTTACCTAAAACCAAAGCGGAATATGAATCTTTTCGAGTTTTACTAGGACCCGTTTGCCTTCTTAGATTTGAAGGTAAGCCAAAAGTTTGAGTCCCTTGCGGCGTAGAAGTTACCTGTATTAATGCACATTGATTCTTTGTATAGTTTACCATATCGTACTGATGGTCAAGGAAATCTATCATTTTTGCACCACCGCTACTCTTGAGAAATTCTTTTTGATTTGGCAGGAAAATTATATCATCTATGGGTACATCTTTCTTTAATTGTTTATGATAGTTTTCATCCAGAGGTCTTGCCCCAAACCATAGTCTTTTATGGTCAAAGCTGGCCTGCAAAAGTTCATTTGACTTTCGTATCCAATCAGATGTAGCTTTCCTTAGAATACATATTTTTTTATCTTTTAAATTGTATTGCATTTTTGCATCACGCAAAGCTTCTTGATAATGTTCAGTATTATCCAAATCTGCTACAATTTCTTTTATATTAATATTAGCCTTGTTAAATTGCTCACTAGCATTAGCTCCTTGTAAAAATTGTACACCTCCACCATAGTCACCAACAATAGCAACAATATTAAAATGAGTTAATAAATAATGAAAATAATTAATATGATCATTCATTTTCAAACCAGGAACAGCGTAACTATGAACCAAGGTTCCAGTCCTAGTATTGTCGTTCAATTTGATCACATGCATCGCAAAATCATCTGAACTTTCACTTTCTGCCCAACTGGGGTCAAAGGCTAGCAAATATTTAGAGTCTCGGTCTCCAGCTATTTCCAGACATGGAGTCTCGCCATCTGTTACAGTGCATGCAGCCATAGTTGAAGTTTTAAAGAATCCAGAACTATCATCCGTAAATATAGCGTTAAACTCTCGATCAAACTGAGATTGGCTCATTGTCTGCTTAGATTGATTGATCAAGTTTTGATCGTACAAAGCCTCAGGTGCAACATCGTAACTAAAATGCATAATAACTCTTTTAGCTGTATCTATAGATCCAGGATGCGCTCCATCAAGAATCAAATTTTCAAATGTTTCATACACCTTGTATAAATATTCAAATTTATAACTAGCAGAAGATAAAGCTATTAATTTATTGTTTGGCCAAACATATCTCTCAGATTCTTTCATCTTTCCTTTTGCGATCATTTGATCTTCTAGCTTGCGAACTTTTTCTCGCTCAGTAGGATTTTGAACAACACTCAAGAATGGCAATATAACCTCATTATAAATGTGCTCAGGCATCAAAAGAAACTCATCAATAATAATTCTATGGAACCTAAAACCACGAAGCTTTGAACCGTCTCCCAGTGGCAAAGCAATAATTTTTGATTCTCCAATTTCTAAAGTCCATTGATCGTTTTTCTTGGATTTTTTCGTGATACATTGGGAAAGAAATGCTGCTTCAGGTTTATTTGCTATATCTTCTATTTTTTCAAAGATCATCTTTGACTGTCTGAATGTTGCGGCTAAAATACCTATTTGAACTCCTTGGTTAAATATAGCATCAAGAAAAGCATATATAGCAGTACTAAAAGACTTTGACATACCGCGAGACCATATGCCTAGAAAATAATCAGTCTCAAGCATAGATTTGATTGCGAGATGCTGAAAAGGAAAAAGATCCACTCCACCTATAAGGTTTGTTGTAAAAGTCAGGTTCTCTTTAAGAAAATCGTGAAGTAGTAATTTAGCGTCAGGCTCATCTAGATACCCTTTGATTTTCAACATTTCTTCGTTTTTGTTGATCCCCTTTTTCTTGCTTTCTGCAAGCTTTCCTTGTTCCCATGTCATTATTTATCTATAAAGTATTGTAAATCTGTTTCCCACATTTTTTTACCATATACTAAAAGTTTTGGTATTATTTCTTCTGACTGAGCCCTGCTTCCGGTAAAAACGAATTGGCACTTTCTGGCAAATTTATGCATAAGTAACCTCATATTATGCCATATGTATTTAAGGTTTGACTGCCTAGGTCCATACATGTTATTTTTAATAATTGCCTCTATAGAGCTTTCTACAACAATAAATATATATGCGTCGAATTCTTGCGCTCTTTCAAGCTCGCGAGTAAACCTTTTGAAGCCGGTAGTCATTGTTCCCTTGAAGTCAGCCTCACTTTTTCTATCGACATATGTATAATCGTAATGTGGTGCTCCTACTGCGTAATCTCCGAAGTCCAGCTTCATTGACATAGAGTTTTTAAACTTTAAGGGCTGCTGCTCACGAGTGTCTATTAAAATTTTTACATTATCCAGTTCTTCATTTTTATCAAAAAAACCTTTCATTATGTTCTTATCTAATAATGGTTTAATTTTTATATTATTGCATGCTTGCGAATAAGATCCAAAAAAATATTTATACATATCCATGGAAGGCAAGTCATGAAGATGAAGTTCCAGATGAGAGGGCGCGTATGCCAATTCCTTGCTCGTAATGCGCTGTTGTAGGCGTTTTAACAAATAATCCTTAACTTCCTCCTTGTCGGCCTTTAAAGCCCATTTACGGAGGTTATCCTGCGAAGCAAAGTCAATATTAAAATAATCTTCTTTATTATTAAATTCTAATAATTCATTAGTTAATTTATCCCGACGCTCATATATATTAACATAATATTCAGCAAGAGGAATTTTATGCGCTTTGGGGATGTGCAAGTGCAAGCCTCTTTCGTTCTTGAAAGTTTTGCCGCATACTCTGCATTCTTCACTCATTTATAAAAAAAAATAAGCCACCACAAACAATGCGATGACTTATTCCACGCTTTTAAACAAAAATATTAACCTGCAACTACTTCTGTTTCAGCCGCTTCAGCCTTCGCTATATTGGCCTGGAGTTCCTCATCAGCTTTTTCGATGTGTTCAATTAACTTCTCTTTGTCCTCATCGGACATTTCTTCCAATTGCTTGTTGGCCAATTGGATTGAGTAGCTTTTAGCGGCCTCAATTATACCATTTAAGTTTAACTGATTGAGTATCGACGTTCCTAAGGCTTCAATCATTTTATCTTTTACAATTTTATCACTCATTTGTTTTTTAATTTATTTTAATTTTTATTGTTTATTTAGATTAGTATTTAATCTATAGCATTGTTTATATTATATATAGAGTTTTATTTATTTCTACGTTAAACTTTGAATTCTATGTTTCCTTCTTCGAGAGACTTGCTTTCCGGTTCTTTTATTTTTCTAACGGTTTGCGTATAAGTCTCCGCTCCCCCGACATCCTCCTCAACGAGATTCTTTGGGCTAATAATCGAGGCCATAGCTTTAATAATAATTTGATCAGTCTCCCCTATGGGCTTAAAGTCAGGCTCCTTCTCGAAAACCTCCTGAATCTTTGAGTATTCGTAGTCGCCAATTAATAATTCAATTTTTTTCATGTTGCATCGTGTTTTGAGATTCCTAGTATTCTTGCTTTCCAGCTATCCATATTATCAAGTCGAGTTACTTCTTCGTCAACTAATTTTTTCTGCATTTCCGCTAATTCTATCATTCGACGCCTTTCTTCCTCTACTTGAAAGTTTTTTACTAATGAAATTATAGTAGCATTTTCTTTACTTTTATTTTTTAATCTTTCTGAACGGTCACCATTTAGTTTTTTAATTAATGACTCCATTCTTTTTTCACACTTATCATATTCATCTGTTTTAGATTTTAATACTTCAGCTAATCTTACTGTCATATCTTGTTGATCTTCAACTTCATTGAACATTGTATTAAGCTTTTCAATGTGAGATGATATATTTTTTAAATTAATATAATCAACACAAACATTAATATATAAATTTATTTCATCACTTGTTAGGTCTGGTTTGTCCCATGTAGCCCTGATAAACTCAGCCTCGAATAACTCTCTATCTTTCATGTTGCTGTAGTTACTGATAACTTGTATGAATCTTGGCGCCGAAAGACTTTTAATTAAGGATTCTATGCAGTTTGTCTCGTCATGTGTAAGTTTATCCTCCTTTAAGTCTGCAAAACAAAATTCATTTATCTTGTTTAAGCCTGTGGATAAAAGTTTTGGTGGACTGTAAAGTCTATTAACCGCACTTTCACTGTCGTGAACGTAAGCAGGCTCATACTCCCTAAGGAAGTCCAGCACAGCAACATGCTGCTTGGAAAACCTCTTTACAGACATTTCTGGCCAAATCATCTCTGATATCTGGAAGGCGCTAAGACCATTTTTGGCTTGCTGCTTTGCAAATTCTATCTGTGGCTCGGTCAATATGATATCCTCAACCTTATCCCATTTAGTGGTCTTGTAATCCATGCTTTGTTCTGCAAGAAACTTTTTTACGGCTCGACCTTCCTTGCTTCTGCCGTCTAAGCTATCATCCTTAAATACCGCTTTTGTTAAATCTAATAAATTAGGAGTTTCCTTGAAATTCTCTCTAATGAATTGCTTCTGCTCTTCAGATAATTTTATTTTCATCGCCCAAAAATGCTATCCCTTTCTTTTGTAATATTTTAGTCGCTTTTTCCTTTAAAAGTTTTTTTAAATTTTTAATTTGTTTATAGCCAGCCTTTCTACCTGATTCCGTACTTTTAAACCCCATCATTTCTGCCACTTTTTCATCTGATAAGTTTTTAATAAATAATAATTCAAAAGCTTTAAACTGACGTTCGCTAAGGCAGTCTTTTAGCTCTTTAAATAATTTATCCGAAGCGGTTTGTATGTCCATAGTTAAATGGCTATCTGAATTTCCATCTATTTCATGCATATGATTATCTAAAGATAATGTTATTTTAACATTGTAAGCATGTTTTTTTGTTTTTTCCCATTTTTTGTATAAAGGGCATGAATTATCCTGGTTGCCTGACGCAGTAAAACTGCATAGGTCCATTTGAGCGTCATTGTTAAATGGGCAATTTAAACATGGGCGAGCATAATTACTGTAATGATTACGCAATATGTTTTTCATTTGATTGGCTATAATCTTATTTAACCATGGTTTAATTGGACGGCTCTGATCCCATTGGTTCCATTTTTTATAAATGTGAGACCTAATTATCTGGGACACATCATCAAAGTCAATCCATGCAACCGAATTTAAAAACCAATTTCTTTTTCTTTTCTTAAGCTCTTGGTCTATTACTTCTTGAAAATCTTCGTATTTGGCTTTTTTTTCTCGTTTGGCCAAATCTTCGCTTTCCTTATCGCCCTTACTATTCTGATTCTTTGTTTTTTTCTGGGGCATTTACTATGTCTTTAAAATTATGTACCGGATTGCCCCCTTTTATTATTTCGTAACTCAAGGATGAGATATTTGGCACGTACTCTATATCGGTTTCATCTTCTTGCGAAGAATCCCTAGATTTCTTTCTAGCCTCCATCTGTTCTTTAAAACTAGAAGCTTTCCTGGCCGAAGGATTTTTTTTTGCCACCTCCTGCTTGTTAGTTTTATTGGCGCTTGGACTCATTGGGGTCCCACAAGAAGAACAAAACTTTGGCTTCGCTCCAGAGTATTCGTTTTTTGCTCCGCATTCTGTACAAAATATTGTTTGCATAATACTTACATTATAAGTACATGCCTGCAAAAAATCTATTTAATTATATTAGATAGCCGGCTATTACCCTAGCCTGTCTCTTCATGAATTCGTCGGTTTGATCATTAAAATTTTCCTTTTGCTCTATGCTGCAAAAACCAATAGAATCTTTTGATGCGCAATTTTTTATATAATCAACTCCTAGTATTCCAATCACTGTATTATTGAGAGTTTTTATAGGTATGTTGTATATGCTCCGTATTCCTTTGTTTTCCATCATGAGAGAAAAACTATGGTCGGATACATTTTCAGCATCTAGATAGGCGAATTTACCCTCAGTAATCAATTCATTTATGTATCTATGAAAATTAGAAACTATATGATTTTTAGAAAACTCACACTCTCTACTGATCCCTTTTTCCACCATTTCATGAGTGCAGCTAAATTTTTGCTGACTTCGGCCAGACATATAATATCCCCCGTTATGAAACTGTAAAATATAAGCCCTATCGGCATTCATTTCTTTCATAACGAAATCTAAAGCGGTGTAAATGTTTTCGTTGTTTTGGGTTTCACTTAGTATCGGATTAATACTTTTTTCTTTATCCCTTTTGTTCTTGCGAGAAATAAGAACACTAGTAATCGTGGCCGCAGCACCAATTAACGCAGAGCATATTATATATAATCCATCCATATTTTTTAGTACACTATTTTTTGTATGTCTTTAATTTAGTTATTATATACTTTAATATTTCACTTCTAAATATATCATTTTCATTAAACTTAAAACAATGTATACCTTTTTCTTTACTTACTGGATCGTTAAATAAATCGAACATATCTGCAAATCCACTTCTGCTGCCAATGTCGCTTTGCATCATATCGCCGCATACAAAAAGTTTTGTGTTTTCGCCGATTCTAGTTGTCATGGTTACCAGCTCCCTAAACGAAAAGTTTTGAGATTCGTCGGCAACAACAATTTTATTTAACCAACTTGCGCCCCTCAGGAAGTTAATTGGCATAGCTTGTATTCTGCCGGATTTTAAAAGATCATTCTTTACGCCTGAACCCTTGGGAAGCATCTCTTCGAGCTTGTCTTCAAGTGGAGCCATGTAGGGATTAATTTTTTCTTCTAGTGAGCCTGGTAGTGCTCCAAGTCCTTTATCTGCACTCTCGATTGCTGTGCGGACGTATAGTAAATCTAATTGATCATCTTTTTGCAAATGCCTTAGTGCTGAAAAAACAGCCATGTATGTCTTGGTCGCTCCAGCTGGCCCAGACACAAATATTATTTTTGTTTCTGGATTCATTGAAAGCTCCAGGAAAATTTTTTGTTTGTCGCTTAGTTTTTTGCCTTTTACTACTATCTTGGACTTAAACGGGTTAATGTCAAATTCTTCGTCAATATCTTTTGCTGCTTTTTTTCTTGGCATATTTTTTAAGGGTTATTGAATATTACTAAATATTACACAGAGTTTAGTGTATAATATATTATATATGTCAAAAATTTCTAAATACGACGTTCTCGAGCTTCTTTCCAAGAAAATGCCTTTCTATGCGGCCACACAATGGCTTAAAGCATCAAATGAAAATTTAGACGGAGAAACACCTTCCGAGTGCATGAAGCAAGGCGAGAGCGAAAAGGTATACAAAGTATTACAAAAAGAATTGGAGGGCAAATAAGATGGCGGGCTGGAGTAGTGGGTGGGTAGAGATACCAAGTGTAGGTTCCCCGCAAATTCGGTATTTCAACTTTACTCATAATTTAGGTACTAGTGATTTAGTTTTCTCGGTTTATTGGTATAGAGATCAATTTGGCTTTCCCAACCCAACAGACCCCATATCCGTTGAAGACGCTTATGAAACGGATAATGGTTTCAACTATGGATCAAAGATAAAGATATTAAATGACAACGATATTACTTTGAGCTTAATGAGGGATGGCTTTTCAGAAGGCGATTGGAGACCTTTTCTAACGCCATCTTACATAAAGGTAGTAGCTATTTCTGCGGTAGCGGACCCCACACCCACACCCACGCCCGTACCAGGAACTGGTGATTTATGCAAAATACTTTCAGCAGATTCGGGCTATCAAATGTTTCGCAATGGATTAACCATACAATGGATGAGTAGCGCTGCGTTTACAGATCAAGACCAGTCGAGGACAGTAAGCTTTCCGATACCGTTTGCCTCAAAGCCATTTAAGGTTACATGTTCAACCCGCAATCCAGAAGGAACAGGATTGTCTGGGGTGGTAAATATAGAAACAACAAATTGGACCAACACCTCTGTCACCTTAATGTCTCAAGCCGAAGGGGACAAGCCAGAACCTAGTAGGCCTTATTATGCCGATATAATCGCCATAGGTATAGCAGAAGTAACGGATTGTCCCCCTGCAAGCGGTGAAGCCGACGATGTTGATGGCATAAAAGTTAGCGAACTTGTTGACGCCAAATCCTTAAAAGATGATGATCTCTTTTTAATTTCAAGAGATAATGAAACTGACGGCATTTTTGATACTAGCAATAACGTTACTTTTGAGCAAATAAAAGAAGGTGTAATCAACAGTATTCCTCCCGCAGATCTAAATAATGAATTTATTTCTTTTCTATCTCCATCTATTTGCACAAGAGGATTTACTAATTCAGCAGGAGTAGCAGGAGAATTGACGTTTTGGCATGATCATGAGTGGATGCATCCTGTGTTTAATGGTCTTTCTGTAAACCTACTTACAAAAGAGGTATACGAAAGATATTATTGGCATAGAAACTTTGGTAAAGAAGCATTTTACAGTAGGAGCAATAATACATTTTATAACCCTCACGGGTACTCATCTCCAAGTGCTGTAATGTGGGACAACAGTACGCCAGCTACATTTTCAACACAAGATGCGTCACTAGGACTGGTTGCAATTACTGTTAACCGTAATAAATAACACCATTTGCGAAAATCGTATCTGCAGATGGTAGATCATATAGGTTATTTTATTTTATTATACCAATATTTCGAGCTTTGGCGCAAAGCATCATTAGATTCCCTCACATACTCCAAAGTAGAAATAGCCAGCTCAAGCTTTTGTTCAATAAACGAAGAGTCGCATTCGTCGATTACTTCTTTTATTATTTCTTGAATAAAATCTATATATGGGCAGGTGTTAGTAGGTATTTCTGGTGCGCTTTCCCTTAATTTGTTTAATTTAGTGATATCCATACCTTATGGTACACACATCATATAAAAAAATTAGGTTACTTGCCCTGTCAAGGCGGCTATTCTGTAAATTGAGCTGCTATTTTTAGTGCTAGTTTCGGTAGCTATATAAAAAGCAGAATTAGATCCTGTAACTAAAAACATTTCGCCACAAATAGCCTCTCCCGTTACATTTGCGATGTCGTCGCCTGTTCGCACTTTGATACAGAATTCCTTATCCTCTAAGTATTGGCCGCTGTAATTTATGTCGCTGTTCATTGTTTTTCAGGATTTAGCATTGTTAAATTTCTCCTATTTTAAGTTCTAATGATATCCGTAATGGAATCGTACTTCATTGCTGGACCAACATTTACATATCCAAGCATTGTAGTTGGGTGCGTTTGACAATAATATATATAGCTTCCTTCTACGCTTGGGGTCCAGGTTGTCACGCCACCTGATTCAGTTGCAACATCGGACCCGGAAGAGTTTTTTATTGATAATGGATGACCTCCCGTATTATTTGTAAAAGTTAAAGTGTCTCCAATTATTACATTCAATGTAGGGTCACTACCTGTTGCGTCACCTGAAAAAGTATAATTAGTTCCATCTCCAGACACTAAAGTATAACTTCTCGAACTCAAAGGCCCCGATATTATAAAATGATTAGTCGCGTCAGTTCCTTCGTCTGGAACATTTGTTAATCCATGAGATTCTCCAAGCTTCCAATAATGAAATGGCTGTTTAGATAAATTCATCCATTCGGACTGATTTCCATTGTTATATACCTCTGAAATTATATCGCTTATATTCTGATTCCAATAAGCCACATCTCCTAGCAATATAGGGCAAGAAAACTCGCCTATGTTAGCTAAAATCTCAGCCGGATAATTATTATTCCCAGTAGTGGTGCCGGTAGCTATTAATACGCCGTTTAAGTAAAATTGCAAAACGCCTGACGCATCTTTTAAATAAACCGCGTTGTTCAGCTTTTTTTTATCATATTTTACTTGAAAACTTATGCCGTTTACTATGATACGATTAGAATCATACGTAGCCAAATAGCCGTGAGCCCGTAACTCAAGGATAGCATAAGCTGTATCTATATAGACTTGATTATTATTGCCTCCACCTCTGCCAAAAATTTGTGTTTTTGGTTGCGAAATTTCTCCATCATCATAAAACCAAAAAGAATAACTGAATGGAGTTTCAGCAGGATGAGTTGTGTTAATGTAACCATTGGTAGGTGTCAATAAAGCAGTCATTCTATGCGTCTCCTTTATTGTTTAAAGAAAGCATTGATACCAACCCAACTTTATCGACTAAATCTTTAACCTTATAAATTGGATAATTACCGCCCGTTGAAGTTTCGTTAGCTGCATATAACGAAGGCGCAGACCCTGTAACCAAAAATATTTCGCCGCATATTGCATCATCAGTGGCATTTTGAATATCTGCTCCGGTTCGCACTTTGATACGAAATTCTTTATTGCCCAGGTATTGGCCGCTATAGTTTATGTCATTGTTCATTATTTAACCTATTGATTATAGAAATGGCAGTGTAAGTAATTGCTTAGGGTCAATGGGGTCAGCAAAACTACCTAGCCCCAATTGACCAGCACTATTGTGGCCTCCTGCGTATAAAACATTATTATTTTTTTGGTAGATTATTGATCCATTTTGAGTGGTCCCTCTTGAAACGCTTGAATCAATTAATTTGGGCGTGAGTATAGGATACACTGTGCCCCCTAACTCTTGCTTGTAGTTTTGCCCCATTCCTTTTAACTCTCCATTTGTTGTTATAAAAAATGTAGAGCTATTTGAGGCAAAAACGTCGGACACGTCACTAGATATAAACGCAGGAGCTGCTTGCTGTGTTTGATTATTTAAGCCTAACTCTCCCCAATTATTCTCGCCGCACCCCCATAATTGCCCATTAGTTTTCAGTATCAAAGTATTAAAAGTCGTGGACGCAACTTTGCTAACAGAGCTAGCTATATTGCTATACAGAGAAGCGTAACCTTGATAAGCGGTAATCGGAGTTCCATTGCTAAAAACATTACCAGTATTAGGCCAGCCTATTCCGCTCAAATTGCCGGCTATGTCTACAAAAAAAGAACCAATATTACTAGCATGTATGTGTGATACAACGCCGTCGTATATTAACGAATCAGGAAAGCTGCTCCCCGTGCCGCCTAGTTGGTAATTTCCATTGCCACCTTTTCCATACAGCTTTCCATCTGACGTTTTTATGTATATAACATGAGTAGATCCAGCGCTAACCTTTGATACACCACTCACGAGCGTATATGTAGGCTTTAAAACCTGAGTGGCTGAAAGGCCGAATTGAATCTGCGATTGAGTATTTCGCCCAGAACCCCATAGTGTACCGTCATCTTTAAGGTAAAAAATTGTTTGATCAAGAATGCTTATTTGGTCAACATCAGAAATAAGAGCTTTTACAAAGGTTGAGCTATAACTTCCTGTATCGTCACCAAGCTGACCCCAAGAGTTGTCTCCCGCAGACCAAACATCGCCACCATGAGTTAAAACGTGAACACTGCCAATCCCAAGTTGTATATCCTTGATATCTGAGGCGGGTAGAACTTGCTCTATCAAATCCATGACGTGATATATTCCTTGCGTAGAATCACTGCTCGTAGAAGTGGCTACATAAAAAGCAGGATTAGCTCCTGTCACTAAAAACATTTCGCCGCATATTGCATCACCAGTAGCATTTTGAATATTTGCTCCGGTTCGTACTTTGATACGGAATTCTTTATTGTCCAGGTATTGGCCGCTGTATCCTACATCTTCCATTCTAAATAAAAGTTATTTATTTTTTTTCTTTTTGTACCCTGAATCAGAAATTGGAACACATTTCCCATCTTTTTCGACATATCCTTCGTTGCATTTGGGCGGATACCCAGCTTTTTCGTCAGCTTTAGATTTTTGTTTTTTTTCTAATATGCTTTTTTTAATAGCATCAGGTAATTTTTTCTGCTCTTCAGTTAAGCCTTTGTCTTTAGACTTTTTGTCGTCTTCAGCTTTGGATTTATCTTTTTTTGGCTTTTGAGCTTTTTCGTAAGAGTCTTTTGAGGGGCGGTCTTTGTCGCCAGGTTTAGCGGGCCTATAATTTTTGCCTTCGCGTTTTTTCTTGTCACGAATGTTTTCCCATAAACCTTTCTTGGCATCAGACTCATCAAGTTCTTCTAAAAATTCTTCTTCTGCTTGCTCTTCGCCTTTTGTTACCTTAGTGACGCTCTTTTTGCTCCACATTTTGCAACTCCAATATTTTGCTTTAGTTTTAGGGCCAGGATTATCGCACCCATGGCGAGCACGAAAACTTTTTCTACGAGCAGGATCGTCGCGCTTGATCTCCATGTTGGGATCGCCAAAATTTACTTTTACAACATTGCCTTTTTCATTCTTCACATAAACAGAAAACTTTTTTGGTCCACCAGATGTACGAAATGGCTTGTTAAGCTTTTTGCCTTTTTTCTCTTCGGCCGCCCAAGCTTCTTGCGTTACTTCTTCTTCTGTACCTTCCGCCTCTTTAAGCTGGGCGCGAATAGCATCACTAAAATCAAGTTCGTTATTTTTACTCATATAACTATATATTACACAGGAATTGTGTTTTTTACACTTATATTATATGTTCAATTTCGGCGCTAGAGAGATACTCTTTTTTATATTTACCTTTTAACGAAAATACCTCCCCGATTTTTTTTGGGTTGCTATTATTTTGGTTTTTTTGTTTTTTTTGGTTGATTTTGGTTTTTTATATTTAGTTTTTTAGTTTTTGTTCCCTTCGGATTTTTTTTAGTTAGCTATTATTTTAAAATGTAAATTATTAAAAATGAGAATGAAAAACACCACCCCCCGCAACCTGCTGGTACTCAACAACTTATGAAAATTCAATAAACTATCCCCCCGGAATTATAATTTTACAAAATTTTTTTTACTTTTTTTTTCTATGTTTCCATAACTACTTGTTTGTCATATACTTACAACGCAAAGTTTTTTTACGATATGCTTGACTTTAGCTAATTTTTCCTTTATATTGTATATATGATTAAGAATAACAGAATACAATTCCAAAACGCTACAATGTTAGTTGTAGCAAAATTTCAAGACGATCCAAGCGTGATCAAGTCCGAGCGTTTACGCTTCACTGCTGACTTAAACCAAAAATTAGATCACGACTTCCTTATGTCGCACGCTGACAAAGTTTTCAAATGGTGGGACATTTTAGATGTCGAGTTAATAAACTCTTTTGTTGATTCTACAGAAACAGCATAAAATAAAGTTTGACACAATCAATAAAATAAATTAGATTAAATATATGAAAATTAATAACGGAGCTATCTATCATAGTAAATCAAACAATAAAGCCGTTCGCGTGGTGCGAGCAAACCAAGCGTTGGCAATAGCGTATGTCAAGCATCATAAGCAAGACATCGAAAGCGAAGTTTTCTTTTCGGATCTTTTGCCCGCGACAATCAAACAGGTAAAACAATATCTAGGCAAATAAATGATATCATCAATAATCTGTTCAATCATCATTGCAATAATCTGTTTAAATAAATAATAATATGAGAAAAGTAACACAACAAATAAAAGAAGCATTCAAGCAAGGCAAATCCTTAAAAGTCGGCAACACTAAAACAGACGGGCAAACCGTTTGGCTACATGGAAACGCAATTGTAAAGCGTGACCCTGATGGGTTGGTTAGATGGTCGCTTGCAGGTTGGAATACACCGACCACACGCGAACGCGTTAATGGCATAGTGAATGCCGGAGTTCGTCAATTGAAATTTGAGCCTGTGCTAAACGGGCAAGTGATTGACTCATCCGATTGGTTCGCTTCGCCTAATTCATTGCCTAATCCTTTTGCGTTTTTTGTATAGCCTATAAAATTGACTAATTCAACAGCCCACTAAGTGGGCTTTTTTGTGCCTAATGCTCTTGCCGTAACTCGTTGATTATCAGTAAAAGTTTTGTCGTAAGTCGTTGACTATCAGGCACTTACGGCGGCCCGGCCGGCCTAAGTCGTTGTATATCAACAACTTAGGAAAGTAATGTTCAGAAATCGTGCCAATTTCCGGCGGTTGAATTGTGCAAGAAAATAGTTGAAAGATAATTGAAAAAAAATTTGACTTTTCGGGTTTCTTGTGCTATGTTATACATATGATTAAGAATAATAAAGTTGAAGAAATAAAACAAGAATTAAATTTGGATCTCGATCTTGGCTTGGCATTGGCTGAAGCTGAAGGCAACTTGAATCACTTGGCACGCGAATCCAATTCATCCGATTGGCAAGGTACAATCACGCAAGGCGTCACAATTCTTGAAGCATTAAATGCAGTACAAAAAGCAAGAAAAGCCTTTCAAGAAATAAAACAAAATAAATCAAAATAAAATTTGACTTTTACGAATTTATATGCTACTTTATATATATGATTAAGAATAAAACATTCACCGCAAGCGTTCATGTCTCTTCCCTAAATGGCGAAGCAATTTCCTTATGGAATAGCAACACAAAATCATACATTGACACTGACAAAACGCATCATTCAATAACTATAAAAGCCGAAGACAAACACGAAGTAAGGCGAAAAGTCGCTCGCATGGTTCGCACTCTTCAGCCTAAACTTCAATTTCAAACAGGCATTCAACGCAAAGATGGCGATAATGCTCAATACTACATCCAACAGATATTCGAAAAATAATTCCCCAAATAGCTTGACAATAGCCAAATAATCCTTTACATTATACTTATGAACGAAAAACAAAGATTACAACAAATTATAAACGACAACCTCGAAGCAGCAAATAACGGCTCAGGCTCGGCTATGATGCAGTGCGTGGCGGCTCAAGCCGACCTTGACAGAATAGCACAGGCGGAACTCAACGAGTTAGAGGCTCATATCGCACATACTCCCTTGCCTGAACCTCTAATTTTAGTTGACTAATTCAACTGCCCCGAAAGGGGCTTTTTTTTTGGCTTGTTTATCTCGTAAGTCCTTGAATATCAAGGGTTTAGGCCGGGCGGGCCCGCGTAAGTCGTTGAATATCAGCGACTTATGAAAAGATAAAAATAAATCAAAAATAATTGAAAAAAAGTTTGACTTTAGTTAAAAATTCCCTTAGTTTATAAGTATGATAACAATTACAAGAAATAAAAACTTCTCAGAATGGATTAACATTTCAATGTTCGGCAAATTGATCGACAATTGCAAAAACAACGCAAGGGCAATGCACATTGCAACAAAGTTACAGATGGAGCACAAGGCTAAAACAGGCGAAAAGCTCCACATTACACAAAGATAAATTATAAAAATATGACTAAATACGAAATACTCAAAGAAATATCTACTCTTCACGCCACTCTTAAAGATGAGAGTCTAAACCTTACTCCTGCGGATAAGGTCTCAATTAAAAATGAGATTGGCTACCTGGAAGATAAACTCTCCTTGATTGACTTCCTGCCACAGCATGACGATTTTGATTATGGTTACCATGACCAATATGACCAATAAAGTCGTAAGTCCTTGAATATCAAGGGTTTACGGCGGCCGGGCCCGCGTAAGTCGTTGATATTCAGTAACTTAGGAGATTTTTTAACTTTTTTTCATTTTATAGTTTTTTTTATTATTTATTTGATATTTATTTATTTGATATTTGTCTATTTACTATTTATTAATTTAGTATTTGTCGAGTGCTTCTAGGTCTTCTGTTAAAACATAAAGCTTGCCGAATGCTCCTTGCGCTTGGTCTGTCATGTCGGTAAACCGACCACTTTCCACATTCTTTTCTACGCAGTCGGCACTAAGCATATATTCGCCCTTTCTCGGCTTTTCTTTTGCGGGAACTTCTAGCATTGCAAACTGACTTCCCCCTCCTATGGTTGTAGCTATAAAAAAAGAATTCATATCTTTGTCGCCTCTCCTTCTATGTTGAT